CTTTTTTCACCAACAATCTCAAACTTTTTTGGTTTCTTATAGAAAAAAGCACGACCTTTTTTAGATTGGTACTTATCTATTTCTTTATCAATAAAAGTATGGAGTTGTTGCTTTGTTATGTTTATGTGTTTCATATTACTCCTTGTTGATTAATTTATTTTCAGGGGTGGTGTGATGCTCCCTTGTTTAATGGATATCCTGCATACCACCCCCCCTTGATTGTTTGTTTATACTAACGCCATATCTGGCACAAACAAAAAAGGATAGCCAAGTCTCCCTGACTATCCTTTATTAATACACAAAATTTTTAGTTATGTCAATCTATAAAAGCATTAGTTTCTCTTTGATGCTGTTTAATGTAGTTTTTAGTTTAGTTAATTCTACTTGTATCTGACCATTTAATTTTTGATGTTCCTTATTAATTTCTTTAAGTCTTTCATTTTCTTTTTCTAAGGTTTTATTCCTTGACCTAAAGTATTCAAGTGAATTAGTTGTCATGTTTTATCTGTTCTTTTATTTCTTGTGCATCTGGTCTTATATGTAAGTTTCTATAAGCTCTATCAGTATCAATAGGTAATTCTAATTCCTTAGATACTTTAATAAAACCAATAGCGTTTATATCCTGAACCATAGCTATACATTTTCTGAAGTCATCACATATATCCAGTGGTATTCCATCAGCGTCATTGAGCTTCTTAGCTGTTTCCAATATAAAAGAAGTTATATCTTTTTTTTTCATTTGTTATTCTCCATAGTTGTTGATTATGTTTTATTAGTAACAAATAAAAAAGCCCTTGTCAAATCAATGACAAGAGCTTTTAAGTTTTTTTGATTATACAAAATCAAGTAGCATTTTAATTATAGGCAACACTACTAAAAAGTAGAAAGGTATGCCCATAATCATAGTATATATTAAGTACATAACGACTATCCTTTCTAATTAATTATGTAATACAACTATCAAAGTTTATTTTTATTGTCAAATGATTTGACTTTATTAATTAAATGTTATACAAATATAAATGTACAGCGAGGTAGAAATAAATAAACCATTGGATAAGCTACTCTTGCTCGGTAGTCGTAGAATAGGAAGTAATTACCTTTATCTATTGGCACTGGTATAGGCACTCGCAAAGTGTCGCAATTAACCCAAAATCCCTCTAGTTGATTAGCTAAAGACTAGAGGGATAGACCGAATAAAATAAGGAATATTAAATGAAATACACAGGATATATAATAATCTATGCGTTAGTTATATTATGGCTAATATGAAAGACTTTTACATATTATTAATATTTTTTGCAATCATGTTTATACTAAGTTATTTAATAGCTTGGCATAATGGTCATTTGATTTGACATAAAGCATAGTAAATGTTACAAATATATATAATCAATAACTATGGAGAATAATATATGGACACAAAGCTAGGACTTTATTTTATTGGACTGCCAACAATGCAACCAATAAAAAATGTTACATCATCAATAGTTGATAAGGTTCAACTTACTCAATCTAACAAAATGTTAGCAGAAGATTTGAAAGAACTTGAACCAGTTATCAAAATGTTGAAAAGTAATTCATGGTCTTTTGATATTGACCCCGATTGTGCAAAGCGTAATGCAATCATGGGCATATTAAAAAACTTTGATACTCCCTAAAATTTTTTATCCCTCTCCACGATAAAAAATGCCTTGCTCGCAGAAATGCGGGCAGGGTTTTTACTATGTCTTTATTTCTTCATTTTATTTTTTTCCACAAGACTAACTTTCACTATGTCTTTATTTCTTCATTTTATTTTTTTACACGCAAAAGTTGTAGAACATAATGAGAACATTTCCACATGAGATTTTGTTCACCCTTTGTTCTTTTATTTGTTAGGTATGCATTATTTGCATATGGTATAGGTATGCACTTTGTGCATAGCAGATATGCAAAAATAATTAATAAATAAGGCATATAGGCATTTAGTTGACATGGTTATGCCATAAAGCTATAAGATTATGATATTACTTTTATTTATTAACAAATAACAAAGGAGTTAAAATGAAAATAAAAGAAAATAAAAAAGCTACGCCTCAAGTAGGTTTAGCTCAAAAGACTTGGACGCTAGTACAAGATGTTGCTTCAAGTGAGAAAAGTGCCAATGGCAAAATGTTGTTTATTAGTAGGAATTTATTTCAACTATTCTTAGACAATAAAATGGACTTCCAAAACTATTTTGGAGAAAAAGCGAACGACATAAGACCTGAAAGCATATTCTTTGAGGGTAATGGACAAAGAAAAACATTGATAGCCAAAGATTATAGCTTATTTACAAACCAAGTTATAATACCCGCTTTAGGTCAGAATTTGGCAGATGTGCAGAAGCATAACCCATATGAGTATAGAGTTATGATTGAAGCCACGCCTTTGGTAATGTTTTTAATTAACAATAGTAAAACATATAAAGGTGCTAACTTCTTAAATGAGGAAACAGATCCAGTACAATTCAATATTTTTTGGAATATTGTTAAAACTAAAGATCAAGACTTAGATGAGCATGAACGAGTTTTTAGAGAGGCAATTCAGGAAAACTTTTTCATGAAAGCTGAGAGAGGCAAGGACTACTATACTACATTTAGAGGTGATAGAGGAGTTATTGACTTTGTTAAGGCTTATTTTATGCCAAAGAAAATAGCTTCCGAAAATGTTAAAAATGCAGTAGAATCTCCACTATATAAAACAATGATTAAATTAAATGACTTACAAAAAGGAGATTTAGGCACTACTCACAACTTAACTAATGTAGCCCAAGCAGAACAGGGCAAAGGCGGTAACGCTGACCAAAGGTTATTAAATGAAGTAAATCAGATTAAACAAACAACAGAAAAGTTTATTGATTTACTAGCTAAGAATAATAACCCAATAGCTCAAAAGGCTTTGCTTGATGTGTATTTGTATGTAGTTGATAAGCTTGAAACAAACGACAACTTTAAGAAATACATCAAGGCTAAAACTAAGGCTAAAGTAGAATTTACACCAACTATTAATAGTAAGACATTTGATAGTATCGCAGGGGACTTCTACAAATATGTATCAAACTTTAAATAGTTATTAACAGGTTATACTCAGGGGTACAAAATTTAGTGATACCCCTGAGCTACTCAGGTGTTAACCAAAGAATTCTATAAAAAATTTTTAGGGTAATCTGCAATAGTCCTATTATATCCTAAAAATTTTCCCTTAATTACCCCAAAAATTTTTTAAGTTTCCTATTCGGAAACTCTAAGGAACGCCTAAAGGCGTCCACATGTACAAAAAAATTTTCCATAGATACACCCCATGCGTGTACCAGTGGGGGGGTCCTATATACTATATATACGGAAGCCAGAAAATCCCCAAAACCCATGTTAACTACTAGCGAGCCATATTTTAGGGCTAAATATTCCGACAATATTCCTAGGAATACCCTATAGGGTACTTGTACATTTACCCTTAGTATAGGTGTAAAGGCTCCCCTGGGGGTTCCTATAAACATTATACACCCCATGTTCAATTTTGTCTATAGCCATATTGTCACAGAACGTATTATTAACAAAAAGTGCTTGACAAAATTGATATACAGCCTTATAATAGAAACTATATATTATTCAACGGACACACATACACGCACATGCTAATAAGCAAACATTGGTCATCACGAATAATACAATAAACTATGAAATTTGAAGCAAACATACCAAGCTACTTAAGAACAGGACAGGGAGTATTCCCAGTCAAAGAGAGAAGCATACCTAAACCTCAAAAAGAAACTAACTTTTACGAGTTAGCTAAGAAAGGTTTTAATATGCCTGTAGCAAATGACACTGAAGGTACTTCTTTTGCACCAATATCAGACAAAAAAACTAAAGAACCTACGGATGTTGAGAATTTTTTAGATAAAATGCAAAGAAATATGAATAATTTGCCACCAAGAATGGAAGTTAATCCTAAATTAGATATAAATTTAGATACTAGACCTGTAATGCCACAGATTAAGCCAGGTATAATGAAAGAACCTACAGAAAGAATGGTGGAAAAAGAAAACGAAGATGTATTTATCGGCTAGAGAAATACCTTTTAAAGAATTAATGGAGATTATAAATGCAAAACATGGATTCTTCTATAACGAAAACTCAAAAAAGAAACTTAACAGAAATGCAAGAAAAGTTTCTAGACGTATTGTTCGGAGAAGCACAAGGAAATCCACGAGAGGCAGCTAGGATTGCTGGATATTCAGAACATAGCTACCCTAAAGTTATTCGTAATCTCAAAAAAGAAATAACAGAATTGGCAGAAACACACTTATCTACACATTCTGCAAAAGCAGCTACTCGGTTAACGAACCTACTAGACGAAGACGGCACCACACCACAAGCAAGTATTCGTCTAGCAGCTGCGAACTCAGTGTTAGATAGAGTGGGAATAACAAAGAAGGATCAGTTAGATATAAATATGAAAGCTATGCACGGAATATTTATATTACCAGCAAAAGATGGAATCAATAAAGATAAAAAAGAGAGCTAGGATAGTTCCATTTGGTTTTAAACAATCACAAGATCCTAACTATTTAGAACCTGTCAAAGAAGAATTAGATGCTCTTAATCAAGCAAGAGAATATTCAAAGACTTGTTCATTAAGAGAAACAGCATCTTGGCTACATAGAAAAACAGGAAGATACATATCACATGTCGGACTTAAAAAAAGACTTGAACGAAATAGCACCACCGAAACCAAAGAAGATAGTTCAACAGAAAGCCAAGAAGTCAGTCAAACAGATTCTAGCTCGCACTCGTAAGAAAGTTGCAAAGGCAGAACAAACACTACGTTCTGCTAAGATGTCTGCAGAAAATACAAAAAAGAAACTGTTAACTATTGATAAAGCATTAACAGGAAAAGACACACAACTACTTACAGAGGATATAATCGAGAGTGCTCCTAAAACAGTTCAAGAGCACATACATCAGCAAGAAGTAATCTTTAAACCTAACTCAGGTCCACAGACAGAATTTCTTGCATCTTCTGAAAGAGAAGTATTTTATGGTGGAGCAAGAGGCGGTGGCAAATCCTATGCGATGCTAGTTGATCCGCTTCGTTATTGCTTAAAGGCTAATCACCGAGCACTCTTAGTAAGGAGGACAATGCCTGAGTTAAGAGACTTAATTCAAAAGTCTCAGCTACTATACTCAAAAGCATTTCCTGGTGCAAAATGGAGAGAACAAGAAAAAGAGTGGCGATTCCCTTCGGGAGCAAAGATAGAATTTGGTTACGCAGAAAACATGACAGATGCGTTAAGATACCAAGGTCAATCGTATACATGGATAGGAATAGACGAACTTCCACAATATCCTTCGCCAGATATATATAATTTTTTAAGATCTTCTTTAAGATCTGTTGATAAAGAAATACCTGTTTATATGAGAGCTACAGGTAACCCAGGCAACGTAGGTTCACAATGGGTACGAGAAATGTTCGTAGAACCAGCTGAACCAAATACTGCGTTTGATGTAGGGATAGATACGCCTAATGGTAAAAAATATATTACCAGAAGATTTATTCCAGC